CCTTTAATAAATGGCGTGTATGCGCTCCAATCGTTAGCTGAATCTGTTTGACTGGTGCTGATATAAAACAGCGCATCGCATCCTGTTGGTGGCGCTGTTTCAAGGCTTTTCAGCTCATCAAAGTCAACGATGTTATCAATTAAATCGTTTACCTGATAAGCAACAACGGTTGGAAATACTTGGATTTGCACCGTTTTTAAGCTGCCAAAATTGAAACTATCGCTATGAATTAACTCACCATATAAGTTAATACCGCCAACCGCATCAATGGTTTCTAAATAGCCATCGATTAATGCTAAATCATCAAATAATGCGGTATTGGTGAGCTTTAACCCTGTTGTCGGGTCAATCATGGTATTTACTTGTGTGCCGTTAAACCCTGTTATGGTTGCTAGGGTGTTAAAGCCAGTAAGCAAGGCTTCCGTCGCTGCAAACTGTGACACATTACCCATGTTTCCTGTATCATCAATGGCACGAATTAAGTAAGTGCCCGTGATTGCTGGCACAATGGCACTGGTTGCGCTGCCTGCTACATCTAACAGCCAATAGCTTTTCTCCCAACTTGGGGCAGCATCTTGCGTGTGTCTAATCTCAAAACGTCCATTAACGCGCACGTCTAAATCTGGGTGAATGTCCCAGCTTGCAAGCCCATTACCGCTGGAATTAATCACGTTAAAACCAGTAACAGGAGCAGGCGGCAATGACTTGCCGTATATTGGCATTGTTAGGCTTTGTGTTTCCCCTGAAGCGACGCCACCAATTGGCACGACCGATAGTTCTAGCTTGCCGTAAGCATTGCCAAGGTTGATTAAATAGCTTGATGTGGTTAGTGTGGCACTATTCCAGTCGCCACCATTCAAGCGCCATTTAAGGCTTGCGCGCTCTACATTTGCGCCCCACTGCATACCAACCGAGACTTGTGATACAACAAAACCACCAACATAAGCCAAAGACTCACTAGCATTTAGGTTGCTGATAGAAGGCGCTATATTGCTTAATAATGTTTGCTTTGCTACTTCGTTAAAAGTGCCATTCCATGCGGTGTAAAATTCGGCATCGTCATCGGTTGCAATAATACGCAAACGGTTGTTGTTAATCGGCTGAATACTGGTAATTTTTACGCGCTTACCTTGCGTTTCCAGTGGGCTAAAGGTGTAAACACAATCGAGCTGATTGGCATCGGTAACAGATGGTGATATGGTTAACACATTGGCATCACCAACCGTGCTAGTGGTGTGGGTAGTCATGCTACCATCAGAATGGCGCACCATGAGATAGTTACCGTTAGCACTGGTTACGCTTCTGTCTAGCGTAATGGTACTGCCACTAATCGCCAACACACGACCAGAATAGCCCCATTGGGTTAAATCGTGGCTTAACAGAACCACATCGCCACGTTGACAGACAAATCCCTCCATGTCTGTTTCCCATGTAATTTTGCGTCGACGGTATTTTTGCTGGGCGGCAACATAGTTGGCAAACTTACCTGCCATGGCTTTGTTGGTGCATCCCATTAAATCGATATTGGTTGTATTGGTAGGCGTTGTCACCCCTTGTACAGCTACCCTTACCTGCGCTTGCTTGTAGTCGTCGCTTGGGTCAACATACGAAACAATAAACTCATCTGCAAGCTGTTCTGTTAGGTAAGACACATTAAACGAGCCTTTAATGATGTTCGCCATGCCAAACACCGCTACAGGCGGCTGCATGCGACCGTCCCAAACAACTCCTAGCTTTCCGCTTGCCCAAGATGGTGAGCCAAACCCTGCACGACCAATCATATTAAGCACATCAGCAGCGGTTTTATTGCCATCAATCACTGCATTAAAGGTTAGATTTTCTGTATTGCAGAACGCAGCCCAAGCTAACAGGCTATTTAAATCGATTTGGGAATCGGTTAAACCTAATCCGTAAGCTAAACGACCGTTTACCATGCGCCCTTTGCAAAAATCCATAAACCAATGCGCTGGATTTGATGTTGTTTGTTCTACCCATGCGCTACCGTTCCACACTTGCGCTCTAGCTTTTGCCAAACAGGATAATTGCGCCACGGCACCGTTTAATTGATTACTTGCCTTGATTGTTAGCATAATGCGGTTTTGACCAGCATAATTACTATTGTCGATTTGATACGAGCGAATGGCTGCGAGGTTAATGGTATTTTGACGACGTGCGTCGGTACTGTCAGCAGTTACCTTACGCACGCGCACTTCATATTGACCAACCGTGGCAGGCTTAAATAAATAGGTTAGGCGCAGTGGCTTTTGGCTGTTGTTGCCAATGGTCGATTTATTGCCTGTGTCAGCAGCAGAAACAAGTACATTTGAACAGCTATTGGTTTCGTAATAATTTCCGTTGTCATCGTAACCATAAGAACCACCGCATTCCTCACGATACACTGCTGATTTTCTAAAGCCTTCACTAAATGGCAACCATGTGCCACCAACGGGACGATATTCAAGGTTTAACTCGCATTCATTCCAGTCGATGCCGCCACTATCATTGGCATAATACAGAATGGCTTCAATATCAATTGCCATTTGGTAGCAGTCTGTTGAGCTTGTGCGCGCAACCCAACCTGCACCGCTAGTTAGGGTAAATCCGCTTTGCGTGTCGACGTTTTTAGGGAAGCTGTCTGTGCCACCAATGGTTAAGCGCACATCGCTAAAGGTGTTAATGGGCGTAGTGCCAATAGTAAAATCTGTAAGCGTCGCTGGCACAATGCCCGCATTAAACGACTGGTATAGGTATTGGTCTTGACCTTGATATTCGGTATAAGGTCTCATGGTTAAATCTGGAAAAATGCGGTGTGTGCCCATAACAAGCGGCATTGCTTCGTATGGACGCATGCGGTTACTGCCACCGCTTAGGCTATACGTTGGGCTTGGTTGTTCGTAAGCGCCACCGTTGAAATTGGTGGAAGGTGTCGCAACAGGAAACACCGAATTGATGATCATGCTTCCAGCGGTAATTATTGCGCCTGTCATAAGCGCAGCGCCAATTGTTCCTGAGGCAAAGCCTAACGCATTAACAGCATAAGGTGCAACCGCAATAAGCGCAATCGTCGCAACAACCTGAAGCGGATTAGAGCCGCCGCCACCGCCTTCAACCTCGGCCTGCACGGTTAAAAAGTCACCATGTGCTAGCGGCTTTGTCCAGTCACTTACAGGCAATAACTCGCCATTCAAGAAAATCACAATCGGCTGGCTAGGGTCAACACCGCTTTGTAGGCACGCATCTTTAACAGTTAATCCAGCATCAACATGGGTGATACGTCTATCCAGTGCGAAAGGGTGTGGTGCATATGCAAGCGTCACTGCTTTAGCTATAGGGGTTAATGCTGGCATTGTTAGGCTTTCCACTGATAAAACCCTTCTACAGTTAACTGCACTTTTGGCAAGTCGTCTAGTTTATGCAACACCACTTGCCCTGCGTTTTGCATGGCGTGTAGCACGTAAGCAATGCCGTCAATTTCACAATAAACACCCACATGAGAAGGTCTGGCACGGCACCTCATCAGCACGACATCTCCTTCTGTTGGTTTTTCTGTTTTAATACCAAAAGCGCTAATGCCGTCAGCAATCTGGCCAGCCCTGCCTAGTGCGCTTTGCAGGCGATTAACATCTGTTTCGTCTGGTACATGTCCAGCAAACACTTCAGCACGTACCTTGCACACCAAGGCAGCACAATCAGCTTCGCCTAACTGATATGGTGTACCTAAATAGCTAGCTGACCAGTGCATCAGAACATCCCCGCGCTGTTGTCTGGACGGTACTGCATACGAACTGCTGGCTTACTGAAAATATTCTCAAAACCTAAATCGGCGGTGACTTTTGTCATGGTAATTTGTACATTGCTCAGGTTCATGGTGGTTTCCCATTCGATCAGATTAGGGTTAGAGCGCATAATTTGCATAAAACGCACCGTAGCACCTTCACCACCACCAGACGTTTCAAGCCAATACACCAAATCGCGCCCGATGTTATCTATGGCAAGTTTTGCTTTTGGGAGTTGATTTTCCATATCATCTGGCAAAACACACTCAAATGGCGCGGCGATAAAAAGATTGCCGTTACTGGTTAAATCGGTGTTATCGTTGACAACACGCACAGGCTGTGACAATCCAACGTGACTAATCTCTAAACACACCAATGGCGACTCATTAGCCGATACACTGTTTAAGGTGCTTTTAAATGTTGATGAATAAGCGCGTGCCATTAGCCAATCGTCTCCAGTGTTGCTTTAACACGCCACACAATTAGCCCAGCGCTTGGTTGGGCTTCTAAATCGGACGCTATAAACCGTGCTTGTTTCACCGTATTACTAACAGGGTCAGTCCAGTTAAACCAACTTGCCCCTGCGTTAATAGTCGTTCTATACCAAGTGATAAACGCCTGATAATCGGTTTTGCTTTTCAAGATGATGGTAATAGGACGCTCGACCATGCAAGTTGACGCTGTTATTGCTTGCTTAGGGATACCACCTTCCATCTCTGAGCGCGTCAGTTGGCTTTTGTATTTTTCGCTAAAGCCCTCGATGCTAATGCTTGCATAGCTAGGAAAATCAGCCATTAAAATGCCCTCCGACTTAAGCCGTAAGCACCTGCAAAGGCTTGGCTAAATTGCCCATTGCTACCAACGTCTTGCATCATCGCGCCTTTAACCTTATCAATCATCACATCAATAATGGTTTCGCCGTTGCTATTGGTGCTTTGTGTGGCGTTAGCTTGTACTGTTTCACCTGCATTATTGGTGACGTTTACCACTACATTTGTTACACCGCCGCTACCACCGCCTTGCGCTAACACGCCTAACTTGCCACCAATACGGGTTAATGGCATAACCGCCTCTGCTCCTGCCTCGCCCATCACACCAAGGTTAAACTTGCCACCATTAGCGAATTTAAAGGGTGTTGGACGGTCAACAATGCTATTGGTGAAAGTACCGCCGTTGGCAAAGGCTTGCACGTTAGGAGTAAATGCGCCGCCGTCTTTCCAATAGCTCATACCATTAGCGGCAGCAGTACTTGCCCCAGCGTCAGAAACACCGCCAGATAACCCACTCATCCATTTACCAGCCGCTCTCATTAACGGCTTGGTCATGTTTTGGTAGATCATCATGGTCATTAGGTCTTTAATCACGCTGTTGGCAAAGTCGCTAAACGAACCCTTGCCAGATAAGGCAAACTCAGCAACCGCACGCGCTGAATCTTTACCCCAGCCGTCGATGGCTTGCTGAAGTTCGCGCATGTTTTCTTTTTGGTCGTTTGTAAGCTTGTCGCCTGCGGCATTGGCTTTGTCGTAAGCGTCCATAATGGCACGCGAATAAGTATCAAAACCACCAACGTTATCGAATGCGCCCTGTGCATAAAGCTGATCTAGGTTAGATAACTCAATATTCAGTTTCTCGTAACCTGTACGGGTAGCGTCATAAATCGCTTTGCCTTGGTCAGTAATTTTTTTGCTGTAGGCTTCTTCTAAGTCTAGGTTTCCTTTGAATTGGTCGTAATCGGCAGATTGGCTGGCAGATAACCATTTAAGACGCTCGGCTGTGGCTTTCTTTTGCTCATCAGCATAGGCTTTAGCTGCTTCTGCGGCTTGTCTTAACTGCTCTTTGCGTTGCTCGAATGCTTCTTGTGTTGGGTTGGCTAGGTCTTGAGCTGCCTGATCATGTAGCTTTTTAAAATCTTGGCTAATTAACTCAATTGCTGCATCCCATTCATCGGCTGGCTTTTTAATACTAGCAATTGCTTCGCCTTGATCCCAAATGAGCTTATTTACATCATCCACAGAAATGCCAAAAGCCTTTGTTTGATTATTAAGCATTTCTAGCTGAGAACCCATGCCAACTTCTTGTAGAAGCAACATCTCAGATTGGGTTTTTAATTCGGCTGTTTCAGTTTTTAGGTTCTGAATATCAGCAATACGTTGACGCAGCGTATTTTCTTTGTTGTCAACAATATCCACCGCCGAGTTTTGCTTTTTAAGCTCAATCAGCGCAACAAGTTCTTTTTGCAGCGATAAAAGCTGCTCCGCTTGCTGTTTGATAGCGTTTTTACCAACCTCGATATTTAACGCTTTCGCTTTTTCGGTTAGGTTTGCAACCGCATTAGCAGACTCATCGGTTTTTGTTGATAGATATAATGCCGCTGCGCCTGCTGTAGTAAGTGCTAATCCAAGCGGCGTCACCATAAATGCCATTGACGCGCGAGACGCGGCAAGCAATGCGGCAGTAAATCCAGCAATCGACCCTATAGCACCTGTCGCTGCAGTTGCTGTTGCCCAAATAGCGGGGATCGCTTTGGCCGTTAACCCAACAGTCAACGCAGGCACTGCGATAGCTGATATTGTGTCTAAGTTTTCAGCGAGATAACGAACGCCATTTGCTGCATTATTTAATCCGCCAATGGCGGTGCTGATTGCTGGGGTTGCCACTGTTCCCAAGGTGTTAAAGGTATTTGCCCAATTGTCTTGCAAGTTAGACAACTGACCACCAAGCGTTTCCATCTGACGCGCCATGCCGCCACCGAAGTTAGTCTGACCTAGCTTGATTAGGTACTGCTCAATCTCAGCGGAATTCTTACCAACTTCTGTTGTTACGCCTTTGAACGTGAACTTAACCTTATCACCTTCCGAGCTTACTCTAATACCAAACTCTTTGAGTCGCTCGAACTCACCTGTAGCGGCATCAGCAACAGCTTCAATCATTTGCATGATTGGCTTACCCATCGCACTGGCAGTATCGCCATAGGCTTGCATCGACTCAAGGCTTGCATCAAGCCCCATGGCTTTCATTTTAATGAAAGCGTCGGTAACCTCTGTCAGTTGGTATGGGGTTTTTTGGGCGAATGTTTTAATTAGGTCAAAGGACGTGCTAGCTTTTGATGTTGATCCTTCAACTGTAACTAATGAAGCCTCTAACCGTTGAAACTCAGCTGTGACATTAACGACTTTGCCAACAATATCGGAAACATTAATGAAAGCAAAAGCAGCGGCACCATAATGACCAACACGAGCAATAGCCGCACCAAGCTTGTCACTTTCTGTTGCCGCTTGCGTGCTGGCATTTTTGATGTCGTAAATCTTGGCAGCTAAATCACCTGCGGTATTCACATCAGATGCAGAACCACCAAATTTCATGGCATTCATTTTGGCTGATTGAATAGCTAACTCTTTAGCTGAAAGACTGGCGTTTGCCAGTTGATTGGACAGACTGGTTAAATACTTATTACTTTTAGAACCGTAATCGACAAAACCACCTGCAGCACCATCGATGTACTTATTTAATGACTTTGCAGACTCGGCAACAGCAATCAGTTTTGTGCTAAACTGCTCAGACGATTTACCCATGTCGCCTAGGTCTTTAGTAACCTGTGTTGCGTCCGATGTGAATACGATTTGAACATTGCTTTTTTGCTGTGCCATAGGGTTACCGTTTATGAATTACGCTGATTTACTGGTTGTTTCATTGTTAAAGCCTTTCATCATCGGGCTGTTGGCTATTGCTGTCATTACACTTTTGTTCTTGATGCCAACAGCGTTTTTGTCTGTGTTCGTTGCTTTTGGTGTTTTATCACTCATCGCAAAAATGGCTGGCATACTGGACAAGGATTAACGCTTAACCAACACGCTAACCATCTCAGCTTCCATTACTTGCAGTTGACTAAGCGTAAGGCTATCCATAGTGATACCAATCCAGCGAGCAACCAAATCCAAAGCACTGTAATCCAGTCCAACGATGCCACCCATCCCTGTTGTTCGTAATTGGCTTAAGCAGGATGAAAACAGCCTAACTACCGTGTTATGTTGTGACCATAACTGCACAACCTGCTTTTCTTTTTCCGCTTCAATGGCACTGGTATCAGCGCCCCAAGCGGCTAAATCGTCCATATCTAACCAGTCATCACCGCCACTCATGCCTAATAACACACGCGTGGCGGCGGTTAGTTTTTTGCCGCTTCTATCCCATAGCTTGTGGCGTAGGCTTCAATTAATGCGCCAGTTGCCTTTGGTAGCTGTAACAGCTTTAGTAAGGTGTCTTTTTCAAATGGCACAGGATTACCCAGCTCATCATTAACACCTTCCCACCCTGTTACTAAGTCGATTACTTGAGCGTTAATCAACACGGCTTTTACCTCGATTTTGGCATCTTCTTGCAAGTCTTTACCCAAAGACCAAGGCGGAACAGCTTTAAAAATAGCGGTAAACCCAATGCCATCACCAAGGACAACATCGGCTTTAAAGGTTGGGTTTTCTGTTAGTACAATATTCACTACAATACCTTTAGCCTAAAGGCTGTTAAGACGATCAAAAGAACTTAATGGTGTATTCGTCGTTACCAGCGCTGGGCGTAAATACAACGTCTAACTCAATGGTCGCCACACCTTGTAAGTCGCCATAATTCACGCCTTCAATGCTCATGCGTGGTGCGGCAATCTCGACTTTATTGCCAGCGGTGCTACCATGCACCACACTTAACGCCCCTGTGGTGGTATTAATCGCATCGTTAAAGAAGTTACGCGTGGCAATGGTTGTGGCTTCTAACACTAATTTACCCTTCGCTTTACGGTCGGTGATAAGCACTTCATCGGTTGTGTTGGCATAGCGAATGACGTTGACCGAATTGCCTGCATCAAAGTCAAAACTGACCAATTTAAAGGTGCTATTACCGAAAATACTACAGGTGGTATTGCCAACACCCACCGCAACAGGGGTAAGCTGGGTATAAGTTGGTGTACCTTGAACGGTATCGGTTGGGGTGTTGAAATTGCCCGTTAAGTCGAACATAAAAACAGGAATTTCACCCTGTTTAATGCTGGCTTTAACATTGGCACGCGCACCCGTGATGACGTGTTGCACACCGTCTAGGTTAAATAGAGCGGTTAAGCTACTAATAGCAGATGAAACTGGATTGTAGGTAACGCTTGTGTTTGCAACCACCGTGGCTGCGTGTCCAGCCGATTTCATTGACGCATCTAAAGGCGCATGGGCTGTGCCAGCCGTTGGTGTGCCTGTGATTGCCATTTCAAGCGACAAAGCGGCTTGTTTGGCGGTAACAACTGAATCGCTGGCACCAAAAAATGGACGAATGTAGTCTAAACTGGCTGTTTCGGCTTGCAATGGCGTAATGTCTAACTTACGCACCAAAAGCGCATCCGTGGTCAGTGACGGCGTTGGATTGACGTTGTAAGTTGATTCGACTTTGAATAAGCCAATTTTTTTACGATTGCGCATGATCTTCTACCTTCGTTAGACTGCCGTCTTCATTGCGGATGTAAGTACCGCCATCAGCTGGCATTGGGATGGGTTGTGATTCGTTTGCCACGCTTTGTTGTGGCAGCTCATTCGGTTGTTCCGTTGGTTCGTTGGTTGGTGCTTGGGTTTTGGTTTCCATAAAGCCTCCGTGCTTTTGTTGATGCTATGTTATTTTTTATGGGTAAATAAAACCTGTGCGGGCTAACTCTAACCCGCTGTCACATAAACTGATGTCTCAACCAACATCATTCCCTCGAATAATCCGCTGTCTTGTAAATCAACAGAATCTGATAGCACGATGATTGGATCGTGATCTGGTGATGGTTGCTTACCAAGTAAGATGCTGTAACAGCGTTCTAAGGTGGCGTGGATCAGTTCTATGTCGTAGGCGTAAAATAGTAAAGCGCATTTAAGGTTCTTTTTAACCATGACATAATTAACGCCAGAGGCATCATCGTTATCGCTGCCACGATAGAGTACAATCCCCAAACCTTGGTCTATCTTTTTAACAATGCTTGGGTTTGCGCTAAAGGCGTGAAATGGCATGGTGATGGCGGCATCGGTTTGAATTAGGCTAACAATGGCTTGTTCAAGTTGGGCATTGGTCATGGTTCAATCTCATCTATTTTTTCTTTCATAATGTTTCTGAATACTTCTAGATATGACCGAATCTCATAGTCTTTTGGTACTTTAAGTACATCTTCAACACCAACAGCCACCTGGCTTATTGACTCTTTGTTATTTCTTTGCCGTCCATGTGCCATGTAATCTTCTTGAAGCATTCTCCCGCCGTTTCGAATGAAGATTAAAAGTCCATCATGATGATCTTTACCATAAGACTGACC